ATACAGTCTTGTTTCCAGTTGATACGCCAGTATTCACTTTAGCAATTACCCTGCATAATTCATCGTTGAATACAGAATCTTCACCCTCTTCTGTGTATAGTGGTGAGGTTGCAGAGGCAAAATCATTAATCCTTAGGTCACAATTTACTGTTACGTTGTTGTATAATTGGTGTGCATGTACCATGTTAAGCCAATCCTGGCTTTCTACAGGCGGATTAATTGTGGCTGCTGCCTCGGTTGCAAATGTAGTGGTGTGTGTTAATGATGATGAATCACTTGCATAAACCCAATCAGTATTTTCTGTTAAATCATCGGATAAATTCATTACAAAAATTGTTGACTGGTCAGAACCTACAGTTCCAGCAGTAGGTCTTCCAAACCTCATGTCTATGCCTTCGCTTACTACTGCTGTCCAGACTGTAAAATACGCATAACTATATCGTGATGATGCGGTCATTGGTTCCCTTTTCATTATGGAACCAGTGAAATTCGTGGTTCCATGTTTCATCCAAATCCATCCGTTTTCTGCTAAATCTGAATGGCTAAATGCTGCAGTAGATGTAATCAGATATTTTTTTGATGTTGTGAAAAATGAAGATGCTACAGACATGTTTGTAATTTGTGCATCTGTTGAAGTGGTAGTTCGGTTTGTAGTATCTTCTATAAATGTGTGGTTGATTTCCGTAGCGTGATAACTTCTATTTATGATGAAATTACCCCTGCAGTTATCCCAGTGGTTTTTTTCATAGAATAGGAATTGCTCGATTAGGTTTTTTTCAGTATATACTCCACCAACCGAAATTTTAAGACCACATGTTTTACAATTTAGTTTTATACCAAAACGTTTTTTATGAGATTGTTCTTGCGGATTTTTGGTAAACTGGTAGTGCCTATGGTTATGACTGTCCTCATCCCATCTTATAATATAATATTGTTTCAAGTTTCCTCACATATATAATTGAAACTCTTTTTGTCCATTGTATTGAACCTATTATATATAAAGATTACTGGTATATAAAGGATTTAACCTATATTTAATTCAATCAATCTATTTCTTCCAGAATCCATAGTATATGCTTTAAAACCATCCTGTGTTCCATCCTCTCTAAAAAATATACTTAGTATATTATTACCAGAACCATCAATTATATTAAATCGGGATGAAACACTAACAAACACCCTTGTTGTAGAATCCCATGCCGTAGTTAAATCATACTCATTAATATCATTAAGGTCACTCCCAGTTATATATAATTTCTTCCCATCACTTCTAATAAATAGTCCAGATGGTGTTCCTTCCTGTGCTGATATAGATGTTGTGGATGTTATACTTGCTGTTGATATGTCCCACGGCGTGGTTAATGTATATTGATAAATATTATCACCAGTAAGACCCAACATATACATTTTTAATCCATCTGGTTTGAAAAATACCCCTTGGGGGGATGTATCTTGTGAAGAAACACTAATCTCTTGTAAATATGTTGCTGTAGTAACATCCCACGCTGTGGATAAATTCCACTCATCTATAGTAACACCAGTATTACCAACATAATACATTTTTGTTCCATCTGGTTTGAAAAATAATCCATATGGTTGTGTATCACGTGAATCAACTGATATAGAGCCAGATGTTACCATTGTAGATAATTTCCAGGCGGTATTAAAATCAACCTGAACCACTGTGCCTGTGCTTCTACCAGTAGAATATGCTCTGGTTCCATCTGGTTTGAAAAATGCTTGTATTAACTGCGTTTTAGATAAACTTAGACTTGATTCAGACCCAGCAGTAGTAACATTCCATGCTGTAGTTAGATGAAATTGATGCATCCTACTATTACCAGGTGTACCAAAACCATTAACATACATTTCTGTTCCATCATCTTTAAAGAAAACACCGTTTGGTGTGGTATTCCATGATGCAACACTAAATGATTGTAAAAATGTAACTGTTGTAGAATCCCATGCCGTAGTTAAATCATACTCATAAACTCTATCCAATCCATATGAAGCCATATATAATTTTATTCCATCGGGTTTAATATACAGCCCCTGAAATGGAGAATCTTCTGAAAGGACAGCACTTGCTTGTAAATATGTTGCTGTAGTAATATTCCATGCAGAAGATAAATCATATTCAAGTATTTTTGAATTTGTGGCATCAAAAGCATATAATTTAAGTCCACCTGCTTTAAAGAACATGCCCCTCTGACCACCCTGTGCACTAACATCTTTCTCTCGTAAATATATTGCTGTATTAATATCCCACGCTGTGGATAAATCATATTCGAGTATTGCACTTCCTGTTTGAAGATACATTTTTGTTCCATCATCTTTAAAGAAAATACCACGTGGGGGGGCTACCCTGTCTCCCACATATAGCCCTTTTTTATATACACCTGTAGTAACATTCCACGCTGTGGATAAATCATATTGATATATAAAAAAAACACCGTTACTTGTTTCCGTAGTTAGGTAGATTTTTGTTCCATCTGGTTTAAAAAAGGGTTTGGCAACACCACCACCAGTAACTTCAAATATACATCTATTTCCACTAAATATAGCACTAGAACTATCCCATGGTTTTAATGGATATATTCTAACACGTAGATTATTATAATCTGTTATAGATTCTGCTTCTGCATCTGTTAATATAAATTCATGAACCTCTATTGTTTGAGTAAGAGATATTCTATCTATTGTTTTTATAATTGTAGAGCCTTCTAATAACTCTGCTTTAGCATCACATATATAACCCTGTGTTTGTGCTGCAGATGCCCAAAATTTTAATTTATGATTTGTTCTAATCCCAGGGTCTGCTAATTGTGATAATATAACTTCAAAAGAATCAGCACTTGTTCCACTTGGTAGTTTACGGTTGATTGCACTAGATAAACCATCATGCGTTACTTCGTCTAATTCATCCCATAGTTGTGTATCATTATCTCCCCAGACGTTATCAACCCACCCCGAATTAGAAGCATCGGATGTTGGTTTTGCTTTCTGAACCATATATATAGTTTATGGTTATTATGTATTTATTCTTTTATATGGGGCTCCTGTATGGTTTCTTCTACTTCCTTCTCTTCATCGTTTTCGTCAATTATTGTGTTTTTTACCTTTCTATTAATATAATAGGTTTCTCCTGGGAACACCTCAAATTCTCTAAACTTTGGTTCGTTCATGAATCTATTACGTTCCCTATCAAACTTACCAGAAACATGTATTATTGGGAAGGTTTCTTTTTCATTATTGTATTGCTCAAATATATAGAATAATGTTTGTTGTACTTGGCCACCAGTTTGTTCTCTCCATCCTACCAAATGTACTCTAATCTCTCCTAATCCCGGTTTTATTTCCCTTCTTAATCTCCAAATAAGTTGTCTATTATCTAACCAAATAGTTAGAACTGGTTTATCTTCAAACATTAAAACAAATGCTTCAAGATTATTACGGTCTAATTTATCATAATTTTGTGATTCGTCTTGTTTTATTGAAGAACCGTTTTTATAACATGCTACCCAATATACCATTAAGTATATCTACAATATGGTATATTTAAACCTATGTTTCGTCAAAACGCCATGTCCAAGTTTCTTGTGTTGTTGCTCCTGGGGAAGCATCGCTTGTTACGGTTATTTGATAAACAAAACTGTTTCCAAATTCTCCCGTTCCAGAAGTAGAGCCTGTAATTGTTCTTGGTGCAGCACTTGTAAATGTAAATACATTAACTGGGTCTGTAGTTAAACTAGTATAATTTCCGGTTGTTAGTGCTAAACCTGTATCTCCTGTGGTTCCTGTTGCTTGGGTATATGATGTTCCTTGCTGTCCTATACATGCTACTCCTGTTCCAAATGAGTTTGCTCCATCCGTATACCATTCAATATTATCAATTAAACTTGCTGGTGCTACCGTACACTGTAATCTAGTTACAACCCAAAATGACCTCTTTGTAGAAGTATCGGTTGGAATTTGAATTGGTGCTGTGGTATCAGCCGTAGAATGAATATCTGTAGTGTTTGCCCTAGTATTGATAGAAGTAATGTTACTTGTGGTTGGGCCTGAACCTGTTTTCCTAAGAATTATGACGGTTGCTACCATATATAGTTTATTATACTAAATAGTATATAAGGTTTTTATTATTCCTTTTTAGGTTTTATTACTAAATTTAGGATATTATCATCTATCTTAAAAAGGGTGTTTACTGAATTAATGAGGTTTTGAACTGCAGATTTATAAGCACCTATTGCCTCTTTTCTAGTCTGAAATAGGGTATTTATCTGTGCTGATAAATCTTCTCTTTCTCCTGGTGTTTGTGGAGTTTCCTTTTTAACCATGTCCTAATTATAGGACTACTGTCATATAAACCTATACATTACAGTATTTATGCCAGATGTATTTTGTAGTTTTTATAAGGGTTTTGTTCTCATCAACGTTTTTTAGATTAAAGACTTTTTGTTGGTCACAATATGGTTCCCCCCAATATTGTTGTGGACCCCAATTATTATCTTCTAATTGAACAAAGTTATAAGAAACTTGTTCAACATTACCAATAGAGAATCCACCAATCCCACTAATGGTGAGTATTGCAATAATAGGTAGTACATAACTCAAAATACTTTCCTCTTAATAGAACGTATAATATAATCTAACCATCTACTGGGTAAACTACGTAAACCATATTTATTATCAAGGGTTTGTAATGATGATGCCTTTAACATTATCCTTAAAACATTATATATTGCACCCATAACGGAGCCTTCATCTGTATCATGGTCTAATCCTAAAAGATGGCCAAACTCATGTTTTACAGTCTGTCTAACATTATATGTTTGATAACTTCTAGTGTCTTCCATATTTGGTAAAATTATTCCCAATAGTCTTAGTTCAGCACCAGTTTTATTAAACCCATCCAACCATGGGTATTTATTATTTAATTTCATTTGTCCACGCAAACTACCGTTTGGATAACCACCCCAAGCCAGAACACTACCAATCATATAAGAATCTGGTTCTATAAAATCTATAGTGGCATCCACCCCAGATATTGTTAATGGATAAGGTAAAGTAGTAAAAACATTAAAACTATATGGTAGTCTTCTATTATATTCTTCTAATGCCTGTCTGATTAATCTTAATTCTGTAGTTAAACTAGAAATATCTGGATTGTCTGTTCTAAGATACACTTGGTATGTTTTACCATCCTTTGGTTCTAATTTAACTACAGAATTAGAATCTTGTTTTTCAAACTCTGGTCTACCATTCTTAATAACTAGTTTACAAATATGGGCCATAATAAAATATAGTAGAGTTTCTATTTAAACTTTGGATTACTCTAAACCACTATTTTCTTATCCATTTCTATGTTTAGCAACATCTGCGGTAATTAAAGCACCTATAGCGATGAATACGGCTGCTGTTATTTCTGGTGTGAGTTTATCAAATGCCCAACCAAGTGCTGTCAGTCCTGCTAATGCTCCTAGTCCATAGTATCTTAGGTTATCTGCCATACTCTATCCTCAACGAGTCCTTATATAAACTTTGTGAATGATTTGTGCGTATTATTTTATCGATTTTCGTGTAAACAATTATATACTTCTTTGACATAATAGTTCTATGCTTCTCGATGTTAAATGGACAGAAACAAAAAATCAAATTGTAGACACTAAAATGGCTATGGCTTTGTTAACAGAATTACAGAAAAGAGGAATAACAAACGTAGGATTTACGGTTGTTGGCCAGGAAACCACTTAGATTTTAGTGATTCTATAGTAATGGGGTGAGTTTTTTCATAAAACTCCATTAATTGTTTTAAATAACAATCTCTACACATTCCAGATTCACCACTAGCACTAATAATATCTTCTCTACATAATATACATGGTTGTACCATTAATCTTATATATCAGAACAGTCTATTAAACCTTTACATTGGGGGCAACGAAATTCACAAGCAACCCAATGCTCCATTTTTATATTACATCTAGGACAATTAGGAATAGTCATGGAATTATATTAAAAACCTGTAATATTGTAACTATTGATACTAAAGCACCTAATACACCAAACCCCCACTTGATGTTTTTTTCTGTTTTTTCTATTTTTTCTTTCTGGTGTATTTGTTCGGTTTTAATATATTCCTCTATTTTTGTAATAGACTCACATGTTGTATCTAATCTTTTATCAAATTCATCTAGTTTTCCCCATAATCTTTCTCTCTCAAATTCATCAAGCATTAATTATCCACCGCTTGTTTACTCCATTTTGTAGATACTAGGTGAGTCTTTTGTCGTTTCCATATCTGTTTAGTGGGGTCTAACCATGTATCTACATCTACCTGTGCCCATCCTTTTGGTAGTGCTCCTGCGACCGTACCTTCTTGATTTACTCCCCACCCTAGATTAGATGGTTGATTACTATTCCAAGAATCCTCTCTAGGTATGTTCCACCCTTTTGTTCTATCAAGATTATATCTTAATCCACTAGGGTTCTGAATCCATGTACTTCTACCAGGACTAATATCTGCTCCTCTGGATAGGGTGTCTTTCTTTAATTCTTCCAATCCTAATATCTCTCTCATTCCAGACTCATCTATCATTCCAAATGCTGCTAATCTTTCCATTACCGCAACCATGTCTGGGGTTAATAAAGTCTGTATTTTTGGTTTATTGAATTTATGTTTAATCTTTACTGGTAAATCTTTCTCTGAATCCACTTTAAATAAAATACATAATATCATATCATAGAATTGTTTTTCTGCCATTCCTTCTAATTTTAATGCCTCTGGTCTTACTTCTGTATTTAAATACATGTCAGTTTCTTCAATGTTAGCATTACCACCTAGTTTTCCTATATCTCCTTCTGATAACATAAATCCAGGAATACCAAAAGCCGTTATAATTGACTTTATTAAACCTGTTCTCATTATCTCTAATGCTCCTATATCACCAGAATTAGTACCCGCAGATAAGAGAGTTACCCCTGGTTCATCCTTCTTACTTGGTCCAACTACTGCTATATCTTGTCCTTTTGAGTTAGAGTTTTTCTTTAAAAATCCAGTTAATACTTCGTCTTCCCTACCTGCATCTTGTGGATGAATTGGTACACTAAATACTTTAGGTTGATGCCATGTGTGTTCTGCACCACGTTCATAGTCCTGGTTTAATATAATATTAAGTGTATTTGATATATCTGATATTCTTGCAACTTTAGAATCACCATAATGGTCTGAAAATAATTCATTATTAAATCCATGTTCTATGTAAATCATTCTATCTGCTTCTAAAATATTATCTCGTCTATCAGAACGTAAACCAACAACTTCTACACCAATTAATTCACCCATATCAAAATCAATAATCGGCCTCATTGTAAATTCTGGTCTAATAATTGCGAGTTTTTCTGGTAATTGATAATCTCCTTTATCACCACTTGCCAATTCTTCTCTATTAAGTGGTAACATAGCAATAGCACATCTACCCTGTTCCAATGCATAGAAATAAGCATTAAATAAATTATCTGCTAAATCTAAATCCAGAGCCATTTTATCTATTTTATCTTTTAGTTCTTCTGGTGTAACTTCTCTATCCCAATAAGGTATATAAATTTTTGTGGTTTGTTGCCAGGCCAAAAGTTGTTCGTCTGGTAAGTCTTCCTCTTTTCTTGGTACTATATTAGTTGTATACCCCTGTCCTGCTACAAACGTAGTTTGAATCCTCATGGCCCTATAAACATATGCGTTATCAACTGCAGACCTAAACTCTTTTCTTTCACTCATCGTATATGGGTCAACCGGGGCAAAAACCTGAATACCAGAACCTATAGTAGTTTGTGCAGATATTGGTTTTCTCCATAAACCTGAATTAAATGACCTAGATGCTGTTTTCTGTCTAGCACCCATCGCTATTGCTCTAGTATAATCCCTTTTATTTGGTTTTATTTCATTCCATTCTATATTATCGGCTTCTTCTAGAACTTGTTTTTTAGCCATATATAAATATTATGGCTTAGGTCTTTATATAGTTTCACTCGAAAACGTCTTCTTCGTCTGATTCATAGGGTGTTTCTTCTGCATCTGTTAGATTATAAATATCATCCTGGTCAGTTAGTTTCATAAATGGATTAAACTGTTGACAAGTGCATTTCATCTCAAAATCACCATAAAGGTAGTCTCTACAATATCCTGGTAATCCATCACCGTCTTCTTTATGATGGTGTCTTTCATGTCCACAATTACAGATTTCTACACTTTCCATAATTAGTACATATCATACTACTATATATTTGTATCTGGGTTATATATAGAATTTCTATTAAAATTCCTTTAAATCGAAGTTATTACCACGTTCTCGTTCTGCTACTGCAATAGTTGGGGTTGGCCTACCATAAACATATGGTGCAGCAACCTCACAAGCACATGCTAGGGCCCAGAACCTATCATCATGAAATCCTGGTGGGTGTCTATAAAGTAAATTACCTGCATCTGATTTTATTCTCTCCTGTTCTAATATTTCATCTGAAAGTATTTCAGAATATTTTGGATGTAGTTTTAATAAATCATTATTAAAGAGGGCCTGAACCACATCTATCATATCTAGTTTTCTTTGTTGAGTAAATTTAATTGGCCTAATAACATGCTGCATGGTTCTAGGAAATAACTCCAAAACGGCATCTCCCACACCTGTAGCATCTGCACCTATTAGATTCATTTTTTCTTCTATCTGAATATTAACCATATCACCAATTACTATCTTATAATCAGTATGTGGCCATACCTTCTCACCAGAATGAAGTAAAACTCCTTCTTTTAATACTAACATTTCAAATGCTGAATTATCTACTCTTTTAGCGAAATCTAATCCACCGAATTTTGGTAGTCTAACCATAAATATGGCCTGGTACATCCTTTATTGGAATATTAATATCCTGTGGTATGTCTTTCCTTCCTAATAGAAAAACATATTTTGAATTATTACACTCTGTAGATACTAGATTAAGTATACAGTCGATTTCTAAGAATGTTATTTGTTTCTTCTCATGTAATAGTTTAAATATTTCTCTTGCTGTAGAATCTACTAAATCCCAATTAATGGTGGGTTTGTCCTTATCCTTTTTAAATATTCCCATATATGTTTATATATGTTATTTCTATTTATACTTTTTAGATAAAATCACTACCCAAATTTGCATATAACCTAATAACACATCTCTTACCAATACTGGTATATCTTTATCGAATTTCTTATCATTTAAAACCAATTTTGCATGTTTTACTGCTATTGGATACATTGTATTAAAAAATGCTTCTGCTTCACTTAAACACTCTTTATAACGTATTTCGTTACGGTCATTTACTATTTTTGCATCTCTTTGAGAAATTTTCTCTGCTTCTTCAGCATGAATTGGGTCTTCTATTTCAGATAAAGACATAAAAAGAGAACCGAGTCCTACGGTTTTGCAGGATACTCTATTTTATCCACATTCCAGAACACTCCTGGTTTGTGATATGAAATAGTCAGAATACGTTTATTTTCTGTATTTCGTTCTATATTTGTGATGTGTGGGTTCATTTCATATATACTAAGTTATTCCCCTATATAAATGTTAGTCGTTGTCTGGTTGATTATCTGGGTTAATCCACATGGTTTTAAACTCGTCTTTTAGTACACTCTGTGGTCTGGCCTTACCGTCTATAATACAGTGTAAACCATCTTTTTGTGCTAGGTGGCCCATAAAATATACTGTATCTAATGGAGTACCACCAAATATCTTTGAAGACATATCTATACCAGGCTGCATATATTTAGCAAAATGCTCTGCTCTCCATAGAACTACCCTAGTTGGTACTACAAAATCTTCAAATAACTTAGCATGTCTCATTTGGTTGCCTATTGGATATATCCCAACTGCAAAGCATTTTGGGTCATTATCCATTATGTGTTTCCATCTACCTAGGTCGTGTGGCATTAAATACATATCACTAGCGTGGTGAATAAAATATTTTGTTGGATTAACGGCCTTGAATGTTTCTATACATTTCCAATCAAACTTATTTTGATATAGGGGTTTGCTTACATCATTAACCACATAATGAACCATTTGAGGCATCCAATCATATGATTCTATCATCATTCTAATATAATCCGGGAATGTTTTTGTACTTACATATGGTACAATCATTAGAGATTCTATTGGTTCTTTGGTTTCTGGTTGTTTATTATAATATTTAATTATCCTTTTCTGTCTACCATCTTCTACAACGTTTTTTTCTTCTGCATCTGATGGTAATGCCATATCTATTTCTTTTTCACCTAATTTTGTGTGTATTTCGTCTAATGTCTTACCTACTGGTGGTTGTGATATTGGCCCTCTCATATCTCGTATCTGTCTATATAATTACGGTCTTCTATAAGAATGTTTACTTTATGTGCTATTTCTAATATTTTATTTGCCAAATCTCTTTCGGATGGTTTATATTCAAACCCTAATATTTTTGCTATTTGCATTTACATACCTCTGGCCACTTCCCCCTTATATGTGTTCCTGTTGGAACGTCTGCTCTAACTTCCGAACCCATATTAATTTTAACATTATTACCAATTCTAATACCAGGCCATATTAGTGTATGAGTACCTACAATTACGTTATCTCCTATGATTAGTTCCTCTAGTTTGGCATTAGGGCCTGGGTGTTTTGCGTTAGCCATTGAGAAGTATGGGCCTATGAAACAGTTTTTACCTATTCTCGTATTAGAACCAATAGCAGCAAATGGCATTATCTTGGTTTCTGAACCTATGGTAATATTCTTTCCTTCTACCAGGGCAAGGCTTCCAATTACAACCTTATTACCTAAATGAATCTCTCCCTTTACTACACAATTAGAACCAAATATAATATCTTGTCCAACTACATCACCTTCTACAACTGCACCACGTTCATATTTACCTACTAACATTTCTTATCCCCATGATTTTCTTAATAAAATTTTTATTTTCCTCATAACAAACTGCACAAAAAGACCTAGAACTCCTGAAATTATGTAAATTACCATATACATCAATTTCTTTTAATTCTGTCTCCTTTCCACATTTATCACAATATGTTTTAATCATTTCTTCCTCACTACTATTTCAACATAATCCTGTGGTGAATCACCAATATTATTCTTATCTCCTTTTGTATATTTAACACGTTCTATAATATCATCTATACCCAAATCCTTTCCAAACTCACATATTGGTATTTTTATTAGTTTCATAATTTATATCCTATTTGAATTACATAGTCTGCTACAGGGCAATCCTTCATTGACCATGGATGAACTATATATAAACTTATCGGCCAATCCTCTGTTTTTGGTAGTTCTCCAACCGGTGTTATTCTCGTTTCTATCATTTCTTCACCACAACGAAAACATCTTATTTCCATGGTTCATCTCCTAGTGCTAATCTTAAACCAGCACAATAAGCACATAATCCTAATGGGCACTCTTTTATTGCTATTCTTGCATCTTGTACTACTTTCTGATTAAATAATATTTCATCTCTTTTATGTTCAAATTCTTTATCAAAGTCTGGTTTTATATCATCTAGTGGTATACCAAGATATGAGTTTCCCATATCTTCTACTATATAAAAATCATCTTTAGTTAGTTCCATTATACTCACCCCATGTATTACAGCATTTATAAACCTTCCGATGTGGGCTGTGGTCTACATTAGCCATATATCTATTACCTGCCTTTGACTCGTATATCTCTAATTGTTTATCACAAAACAAACAAATATTGTTTTTCTGTTTATATCTTAAATCTTCCATGAATAATCCAAATGCAATATCTGGGGGCATTTTTGCAACTCTTTGAGCATATTCGTGAAGATTCTCACTAACAAAATCTTTTACTTTTTTACGCTTAATCTCTACGTTCTGTCTATGTTGACCCTCTTTATGTTCTCGTCTTGGTCTAGGTTTCACTTCTTTTTAGCATCTCTTATCATTTTTTTCCTTGTTGACCAACAATGGTCACACCCGTTTTCAATACAATCCTTCATTTCAAAACCACATTCTGGGCAAAATCTAAATAAGAGTGGTGCTGCCATAAAACAATTTGGACATATATGACCCATTATACTTCTATCTCCACTATATCCACTCCAAACCCCATGGTAATTCCTATCATTAAAGCCTTTCCTTTAAACTCTTTTTGATTTAATACTAGTGGAAGGCTGCAGCCTGTTGTGTTCCCATATTGTGTTAAAACTGCTCTAGAGCCCTCTATTTGTTTTGGATGGAAGTTATAATAATCCTGGTAGGCATTAATTATCTTCTGGCTTCCAGTATGTAATATAATCCTCTCATAGTGACCAAAAGACTCTATTCCCATCTTAGTTAGAACCACGTCTGTATACTTTAATGCTGTATCTAATACGTTCTTATCTGCAGATACCTCAAACTGGTTTCCTCTCTTTACTGCAGCGTTCTTATAATCCATGGCCCCTAAATTCATGGCATGTGCCTGTCTTAATACTTTATAGTTTATACTTCCTACGTCTTCTTCACCCACTATAAAGGCTGCAGTAGCATCACCAAATAACATACCAAACATGAGTTTAATCCATTCCTGGGATTTTGGTTTAATATGTTTAACCTTCATAAGTTCTGTTTGATATATATCAGATGTTATACCATCTATTAGGCATAGTGTGTTACCTTGTAAGTGCCTGGCCA